CCGTATTTTCTCCAAGATATATCCCGCTTGAAGTAAAGTTCGCATGATATCCACGTTGAATATGCATAGTAGAAGTATTTTTGCATGGATTCTTGCCCCAAAACATCACGCATACATGGTCTAGCTCAAGCGGCTGTGGATATCTGACATCACTAGTAGAAAGACCTGCCTCAAAAGATATCTGTCCAAGTTTATGTCTAATGGCAGTCCCGTTACGCATCCCAATAAGATTTGTATCATCTACTGGCGCAATAAACGTAAGGTAATCTTCATGTACTTCCGGACCCCATGTGATCGTCGTGCCAGACACTTTTCCTAGCCTGAAATCCTCGTTGTCGTTCAGTCGATATCTATAGACCAATATGTCGTCTTGCAATCTAACTATCTGTTGCGATGTAACGCTTCCGGGGCCAGTTTCATCTATGTAGCCACTTGCCCCAAGAGTAATTGTTACTCCACTTATAGATGCCATCCTATACCAATAATCATAATTGGCATGCCATCCAACCACTACAGTATCAGATCTGACCAAAGACATCATAGAATTCGTTGGTCCAGCCAGCCAAGAATCTCTATAGGTATAATCTGAACCCCATGATATGCTTGTTCCAGACACTTCTCCTATTCTGATGAAGCCAGATCCGCCCCCAGTGGGCGTATATTCTAGAGCAAATCTAGTAGAATCTAATCCAACCATCTTCGGATCTTGAGCATTGGCAGAACTCGTATTCGCAATAAACTGATCATAAGTAATAGTGTGAGATATGCCGCTAACATCACCGATTCTAAGATAGAAATTTGATCCGTGTATATTTCCAACAACGAACTTGTCATCGGTCAATCTAACCACTTGAAGCCCGCCACCCCATTGCGGCCATGATTGGTCGGCCCCTAATGTGATTGTCGTTCCAGATACTTCTCCAACTCTAGTCCGCGTTGTTCCCCCTCCATAATCCAAGGCCATCATTACAAATTTGTTAGATGTAAGCTTGGCCAATTGTGTGTTTCGGACACTTGTACCAGTCTCAAACTTTACCCTATCTCCCCAAGTTATTGTTCTGTCTTCATTGATGGTCCCAGCGCGAGCCCAAATATCAACAGTACCCTCTACATTCGAAGTATATGAAACAACTACGTGAGTATCATCTAAACTAACCGCACCAAAGTATGCTTGATTTCCACCACTAGGTTCTATTACACCTGTCGCCGAATCCCAGTTAACGGCATGCGTTGTTAAAGCAGATACACCGCTTCCAATAACACCGGGGACGAATACGCCTTGTCCAGACCAATCCGTGTTCAACGTATGCTCCGTTGCATTGTCAACTGGATGATAGAAAACCACATTCTCTGGATCTATCAAGCCAGATGCGCTATGTCTCTTAATAAACAGATTGGATTCGCCAGAGCTTTCTATATGACCAATCGTGGCCAACGGCCTATTCTCTGGCGCAACGGTAAAATTGTTCATTGTAACGCCGTAGACTTCTGCAAGACGGTAAAGTTTGAGGAGTTCTGCATCTGTAAATTCTGTATTGTCCATCCAGACTACTGCTTCGTCTACCCACTGGGCTTCTTGGTTTTGATTATCTAGGGCGATTTTGGCATTGGCAGCAGTAAATCCGCTAGGCATTTGTGTTCCTGAGCCATTCCCGCGATTAACGTATGAAGCCCCATCAACAGATGTTTTAAGAGTCCATGTGCCACTAACTCCATGATCAAAATCTAATACAAGCAGGTGATCTCCACCGTCATTAAGACTGGACATCATTCCTGAGATGCCAGACGTCCAAGTGACTGTGCCAGTGCCGAGGACGACACTTGTACTATCAAGTGCAACATTAAAGTTGCGCTGAACTTCTATGGTGGCAGCATTGGTTGTAGGATTCTTCACCCATGCGGCAATAGTAATATGCTCCTGTGTCGTGCCACTTGGATACCCAGAAGCACTTTCTATAGATGCTTCGTAATCTATCGTTCCGATAAATTCGAATAGATCTCCGTTTAATTCATACATATAGAAATAATGATCAGCGTCAAAGGCTTGTCGTGGAGCATCTGGTTGGCTTATAGTCGTTTCTTCTAATATCGCTTGCGAACCAAACGTAATTGTTGTTCCACTGACCGTCCCTATATTAGATGCTGGATCATTATTTTGACTTTGATATGTAGCAACGAATGAATCAGAATCCATTCGTGTCAATCTCAATTCTTCTGTATGGGTATGAAACTGAGCATAACTTCCAGACGTAATCGTAGTCCCGCTTACTGTTAATACTCTAGCTCGCCCCGGATTACCGCCAGCAGTATCTTGATAAGCTACAATTGCTTTGTCTGTATCAAGCTTAATGACATCTATATAATTATCGCTAGGATCAGCAACCGTATATCCAGACCCCCAAGTGATAGTAGTTCCAGATACAGAACCAATCCTAGCATATGCTTTACCATCAACTGTGTCATGATGGACAACCATAAATCTGCCAGAATCTAAAGCTGCAACCTGTATGTTGCCACCTTGACTTGGAAAATTGGTTGGTGATCCTGCGACTATACTTGTTCCAGATGCTATTAGTACGCGAGCATAACCACTTGCATTAGTGTTATGAGTATAAACGAATACCGCGCCAGAAGTATCAAGTGCATCTGCATCTAAATAATAGCGACCATTATTATCAGAATATTCAACTTGCGAATCACCATCTGCCAGAAGATCATATGTTGCCCCAAAACTAACGGTATTCCCAGAGACAGTACCAACATGAGCATAGGCGCGAGAAGCCCATATCGCACTAACAACAATGAATCCGCTAGGGCCAAGGATGGCAGTTGCTGTTCCCGGAGTATTGGTCGCAGTTACTATGGATTCCGGACCCCACACCATAGTCCCGCCGCTAAATGTCCCAACATGTGCAACCTTTTCCCAAGAACCATCAAGTTGGGCATAAAATCTGATTAAGTGCGTACTATCTAATCTTTCTACTCCCAAACCGTTTGAGTCAAGATTAGATATCGTTTCAGTTGGGCCAGTATAGCTGAAGGCATCAGCAGCTATCGCACTGTTTGCGCTACCTATTTTCCCTGCGGTAAAACCTGCCGATCCAGTCCATGTAATACCGAGAGTATGTTCTGTGTAATCATCTAATGGATGATAAAATACTGCGGCATCGGATTGCAGAAGTCCAGAAGTGCTCATAACCTTACCTCAATTTCCTAATACCTTCGGTTTCTACAATTATGCTGAACTGTACTAGCTAGTTCGTCAAAAAACCAAGTTACGGAATTGTAGTATGCATCAACATCAGGATCTCTATACGGGCTAACGACAAATCCTGCGGCACCGGCACCGGCAGCAGAAGAAGCTTCAAGTTGCCATCTTAGCTTTTCATAAGATGCGCACGGCCCAAGTTCCAAAATATCTTTGTATCCACGAAAACTGACACTCGTGTCCACCATACTATCGCCGTCTCGCACCCTAATACCCTGACCTAAAGCAGTTTGGTATGATCCCTGATTAATGATACAAGCAGCTTTCAGCGGGAAAAGCGCCTGCACAGCTACGTCGCTATTGTCTACTGGGTCTGGCGATATGGTCACGGCATCGATGTCAAAAACGTAGCTATAAGAAAGGGTCGCTTCATTTTGCACAATAATGCCTGCTGCCACCAAAACCCGCTGAAGATACGCATCGGTATTACTCTGCGGTGTATTCAGATCATTGATCAGAACACGTAGCATCAAGACTAGGTCTGTCTCCCAAGTCGCCACTGTAAACCCCCTTTATATCTGCTGGATGTAGGAGCTTTTATCATTCAGCGAGGGCATCCCACCATCGACATTCTCTCGATTGAACAGAATAAAATCTCCCTCATCTGAGTTAGCTCCACCATCTGACATTCGCCAGTGATACTGGACTCTACTACCAGTCAGAACGGGTATGTTGCCTAAAGACCAACTAAATCTTCCGGTATTGCCGATCTCTGTACACGTTGAAGACGTGACTGTCTGAATCACGCCATCTACCCACAGTTCAATAGTGACTGATATGCCAGTAACCAACTCGCCAACGATAGCAGACGGTTCGTCTAGCGAATATTCATAATCTGGATATGATTCTCCGATTAAAGGCATGGTCTCCTCCTTACGTCAAAGTAAACGTATCATGATAAGTCGCCCCGGTATTCGCAGTCATCCTAAACAAGAATTGACCAGTTGAAACACCATCGGGCATGTTGTTTATATTCCATCTCCAATAACTAGTATTTCCAATTTGATAACATGTGTCGTCATCAAGAGTTAACTGTTGTCCAGTTAAAAGATTCCATATCTCTACAGTGACTGAAACTATTGAACCAGAGAAATACCCTATCAGCCACTTTGGATTAGTCTTCTTAGTCCTGTTCTGTCCCGCGCCGCCGGGCGGGTTCGTTCCTTGAATAAATAATCTTTGAGTATCTTCGCTTGCCAAGAAGTTTTCGAGGAAAAGATCCACATTTCCTGTAGCCGTTAATGTGGACGCCAAATCAAAACTAACGCCACGAACAGAGCTTAACCCAGAGGTGACAATGTCCTCAACACTTGACCCATCAAAATTCGACCTCTGAATCTTGTTGGCAGACTGATCCGCCCAATAGACCTTTGAGATATCCAACTCAAGAGCTATACCAACGGGATTATTAAGGCCGCTAACGATTGTCTCAACACTAGAACCGTCAAGATTTGCCTTCTGAATTACATCGTTAGTCCGATCAGTCCAGTACATCTTACCATTCGTGATATCTAAGTCGATATCTCTCGGATAATCAAGGCCGGTATCAATTAGAGTCTCTCGACTAGACCCGTCAAGATTCGATCTTTCTATTTTGTCTGTTCCACGATCTACCCAGTAAAGCTTATTTGCAGTCAAATCTAGGGCCAAGCCCTCTGGATTTGTCAAACCACTAGTAACCAAATCCTCAATGCTTGATCCGTCGAGGTTCGCCCTTTGTATTTTATTCGTGCCATCGTCAGACCAATAAATCTTACTATTAGATAGATCGACTGCTAGACCAACAAGTTGACTCATTCCCCTGACGACAACCTCTAGGTCACTTCTGTTCGTCGCCGTCTCTCCTGATGGAAGAGTCTGGCCGCATTTCTTGATCATTCCAGTATTTGTGTCTGTAAAGTATATCTCGTTAGCGACAGTGTCGACAAAAGTCCTTTGTGGCCATACAGTTCTCTTGGCAGCGACATCTTCCGGATTAGAACCATCAAGATCCGCCCTGCGGAGCCTATCGTTTGATCTGTCAAACCAATATACCTTTCCGGCTGTGAGATCAAGTGCCACGCCCCACGGCTCTGTTGTTCCAGTGATAATATCTTCTTGACTTGACCCATCAAGGTTTGATCTTTGTATTTTGTCGGCTGTATAATCTGCCCAATACATTTTGCCACTAGCCACATGAAGGGCAACATGGACCGGCAAGCCCAACCCGCTTACCACGGTCTCCCTATTAGAACCATCAAGATCTGCTCTTTCGATCTTGCCAGCGGTTCCGTCAGTCCAATATACTTTATCAGCAGAAGTATCTACTGCGACACCTTCTGGATTACCTAAACCACTTGTAACAACATCTTCAAGATTTGATCCATCCAAATCGCATCGCTGAATCTTATCTATATCTCTATCGCAGAGAAAGATCTTGCCAGACGGCAAATGAAGGGCGAGAGATCTCGGATTGACAAAGCCATCTCCACTTCCAAGGATCTTCTCTGCACTAGATCCGTCAAGGTTTGCTCGGTGAAAACTAGGCTCTGCTAGCTGGTTTACCCAATATATTTTGCCACCAGATACGTCTACGTCTATGTCTATCGGAGAATTAGTGCCGCTAGTCGAGCTAAAGATCTCTGTATCGAACGATCCGTTCCTGTCGGATCTTCGAATAGTATCACTCCCGGTGTCTGTCCAATAGATATGATCATTCGTAGGATCTATAAATATTCCATGCGGAGAAAAATCAAGATATGCGATCATGTTTGCTTCGTTTGATCCGTCTGTATCATATCTGACAATTCTTAGATTAAGCAAGTCGCATGCGTAAAGATTGTTCGCCATTACAACCTCGCTAACTTAGCTAAACTAACCAAAAATTTCTCATCACAAAAATGCCTACGAAACTCTTCGTCGCTATAGCGGATAGCAGCGGCAGAACGCTTGTTCCTAAGCGGAAAATGGAGGGTTTTAAATCTTTTGACAATCGTGGATGGATGGACACCAAGAAGCTCGCCAATCTGATAACATGATAGCCCAAAGTTGTACAGAATTATGATAACACCATCTGGAAATAGCTTGTTGGCTTTTGATTTGTTTCTGAGCCTAACCTTGTTCTTTTTCAAGATGTTATATATAGTAGCTACACTTCTTCCGTCTAGCTCGGATATCTCGGCACAACTCATTCTTCTCTTCGTGTATAAGGTGCAGATCTTCCCATGAGATAACGGCATAAAATCCCCCCAATTAAATACTATTCACTAGAGAATTATACACCATAAAGGAAAAAGGGCCGGGAAGCAAGTCCCGACCCTTTGAGTGACTGGATTTAGGTGGGATTAGAAGCTGCCGAGCAGAACCCTTCTGCTGTCCAGAACCGCGAAGCCCTGTTCCTGCCAAGCATAGAAACCAGCTTTCCTGCGTCTGTGAAGATTCTCATCCTCAAAGATGGTAAGCTCTTCCTTGACTGGCATGACAAAAGAGTCATTCTGCTGGAGATCAAGGCCGATCACAATTTCCTCGTCACTAGCTCCCATGGAGTCAGCGAGAGTAATGCTGTAATAGTCTTGGAACTCCTGACCAACACCCAATTCTGTGATCGGATGCAGTCGGACGCCGTAGATCGAGGCCAGAGGCCCGGTGTTGGGATCATCACTCGCCACGAAGATCTCGCGGAGAGTAAAGTCATCAGCATCGCTGGAACCCCAAGCTCTGATATCCTCAATCGCCTCCGGACTGATAAAGAGATCAGTCAGGCGAGCCCGACCCTGTGAAGCGCTGTTTCCGCCGCCAAGACGCTGCATTGACGTCTTCATGAGACTCACGAGTCTCTTTGTAAACTGACCAGCAGTTGCAGCACTATCATAGACCAGAGGAGCAGCACCTAGATAATCAGTTCTGCCAGCACCAGCAGAAATGATCGTTCTCCAACCATCGGTGTTCATCTTCCTCACGAAACCAGCTTCAAGGACTTCCATCGCACGAGCGACGATATTCCATCGAGCGGCACGACTGTACTTCAACGACCAATCAATCGCGTTTGCGATATCATAGGTCGTGACAGTGACCACATCGCCGGAAATCGCTCTCTCAGGAATACGACCTTCGCCCGGTACGACGTAGGCGACAAAATCGTCTTCGTTACTCCCATGCAAGAAGAAATCCAGTGGATACTCTGCCGTAGCACCCGGATCGAGCATTTCTGGAGCAAAGATGCCAGCCAGAATGTCGCCATTCAGAAGGGCCGAACGGAGCGGTGTCTGCAATGCTTGAGCAAGTGCATGCATCGCTTCCAGTGCCTCTGCTCTGTTACTTGAGCCGGTACGTCTAAGCAGTTCAGTCATCTCTGGAGTAGGTTTTTGCAATTGACGCTTCATTCTCATTCACCCCCTTCTTTAAATATCAATGGATACTCTGGCAAAGCCATCAGCATCAACAGTAGTTTCGAATCTCCCAATCGCAACAGCACCACTCGCCTGAGTGGTCGAGATTAGGCCACTAGCACCGACATAAGCAGTACCCCCAACAGCAGGAGTCCCAGTGATCTTGTCGGTGACAACCCAACCCTGACGAATAAGCGTACACTTTTCGCCGGGACGAATCTCCAAGTTATGGAAATTCTTGTAGTCACGAGTTGAACTAAGTGCAGGATTCACGTCCTGAACGAGAATGCCCTTCGGCACAGCGCCGGACGGATCAGCAGCGTACTGGACCACGTTTGACGTGTGATCCATAGCCACACCAGAACCAACACTTTCAACACTAGCCACGCCACCTTTGGTCTGCGTGTTCTGCGCTGTCAATTCGGACCAAAACATCGTGATATCGGTATCGATTACAGTTCGATCTGGTTTAAGAGCCATTCGTATTCACCCCCTTATTCTTCTTCTTTCTGTTCTTGACCTAGTAAGGCGTATGCGGTCGCAATAGCGACTTTGGCCTTATCGTCTTCCTTAGACTCTGTGCCCCCCTGAAAGTCAGGATCGTCCTCTTCTTCCGCCTCGGCTAGAGCAGCTTCCGCCTCGGACTCCTCTTCTTCGGACTCCTCGACCTCTTCCTCCTCAGCCTTTGCTTCCTCTTCCTCAGCCTTCGGCTCTTCCTCTTCGGTCTCAGCCTCAGCTTCGGTTGTCTCTTCTTCCTTGACTTCCTCTTCCTCTACTTCCTCAGAAGCTTCGGTTGCCTCTTCTTCAACCTCTTCAACCTCTTCCTCGGATTTGGCAGTACCTGCATACTTCATGATAAGCTCAAAGGTCTCGTCGGACATCTCCTTGAGTTCTGCCAGAGTAGCATCTTCATCCTCAACTTCTCGCACCTCGGATAGCTTCGCCATTCTCTCACGAGCCATTTCCGTCTTGCGAATTTCTTCAAGTTCGGATTCGGCTTTCTCAGCACGCTCCGTAACCTCGGCTAACTTGCTCTCGACTTCAGTCTTCTCTTCCGCCAAAGTCTTATTGGCCTCTTCAGCCTCAGTAACAGAATTTGTCAATTCCTCAACCTTCTCACTCAAGCTCTCCAACTCCACGATCTTGGCATCCTTCTCCTCCAAGGCCGCAGTAGCTTCCTCAAGCTTGGCCTGCAAATCTTTGAGTTCTTGCTCCATACCAGTTACACCTCCTTCCGAGTTTGCGTCTACCATCTGATTAGCGGCAACGCGTATAACCGAATCTACGTTTGCCGGATCTTCCACAAATCCTTGTCCGCCGAAAATGATATTCTTAAGAACTCTACCAATGCGATAGTTCATAAACATCCCACTACCACCATAGATTCTTAAATGCTTAGTCATAAAGGCGGTTGATTCTTTTCTTTCTAGAACTTCTGTCTCGCCTGTCTCTGGATTCAATAACGAATAATCAAAATCTGTGAACCATGCTTCCATAGAGACAAACATCTCGCCAGAGTTTGCTTTGTCGATAATCTGATCAATCCTGTCAGAGAGCGACGGGAGCGCTCTGTAAAGAACACCAGCGACTTCGATATCAAAATCATCTGGCACTGGCTCAAGATTCTCGTCAATCCGACCTCCAGCTTTATCGACAGGGTAACTATCGACAATGTGCCCAAGAATTCTTGTATCGTCATGCATATCATTCATGGGTTTGTTAATAGGCGTTTTGCGAGCAGCCCAAAGTTCTCCCGGAACAAATACATCATCATTCTTGTTCCATCCAGTGCTAACAAGCACAGAAACTATCAGGGCCAGATCTGGCTGATCCATCCCAAGTAGTTCCTCTACAGAAGTGACGCTTGCCAGATTCCTCTGAAGGAAAGCAATAACCTCTGAAAAATCTGATCTGTCACTATGCACCGCAGGAGCAACGACCGTAGTGGCATATGCAACAGAGCCGTCTGGCCGAGTTTTGGCGCTATCAGACAAGACTTGCTCTAGTCCGTCAGCTTTTTCTGCTTCAAAAATATGCACAGGAACCTCCAGTCGTATAAATTATACACAAATAGATTATGTAACTGCTGGTATTTAATAACCTTTCAGCAGTCTTATTGTTTTGGAACCAACATGGCCCATGTAGATGCAGCCAAAGACCTGCGTTCTTTCAGGTTCGGCTGTCTGCCTACAACACCAGCATGTTCCTTAACAAGTTGCTTAAACAGCTTGTTAAAGATCTTCACCAGATTCTCCGGAGACTTAGAAGCTCTGGTAGCGATCAATTCGCTAGTAATTTTGTCACTTGGACGAACTGTCGCCAATATAGCACGCTTAGTATATTCCAACTCGTCTCTTTGCTCTCTAGTGAGAGATCTCAAATTTTTGACCTTCTTTGACTTCAAATACCGCTGGTCAAAGATCTTATCGATTGCAGAGATGTGCTCTTCAGCTATGGCCTTGTACACCGAAAGCACCTTTTCTGTCCGATCATCTCTAGGTTCAGTATCCCTACTGCCGGGCGGTCTGCCAGCTTCTTTCGTTTCCTCTTCTCTCGGCTGATCTCCTACCAGATTTTCACCGCCGCCCTCTTCAGACTTGAGACCTTGCAATTCCATATTATATTGATGCTGAAGATCCATGACGCTTTTCGGTCTGTAGTACGGATTAGCCTTCTCAAGAACACCATCCTCTGCAACTCTGATCTTCTGTTCTCTTCGCATATTCTCAAGCTCGATTGCAAAATTCTGACCAAATACCTGAAGAACTCTCTCATTGGAAACAATGCCACGATCAAGAAGTTGGATTAAAAGCTGTTTTTCTGCGGCTTCATCTCTAAGAGACATAATGCCGAATACGATTTCGGGAGTCTTTTTGATCCCCATAGCTTCTGCAACCATCTGCAATTCTGTCTCAAGCCAGACAATGCAACGCAGCCTAACGTATTCCAATCTTTCTGTCAGCGTCTTGAGTTGTGCGAATACGGCATCTGAACCGCCATTTCCAATCTCTCCAGCCCCTATCAGAAGATCTGGTATGCCAAGCCCTCTGATGATATCGAGATTAACCGAATCGTACTTCTCCGACCCCAGAATCTTATCGACTGGCGGATATTCCACCTTCAGATCAATCATGTCGTCCCAGACAAGATCCATCGCGCCGCCACCGACATTATGCTGCAACATATCCAAGAGCCTATTGACTGCGGTTCTAGTCGGCAGAATTTGTTTATCAGAATTGCCCAATTTCCAAAGTCTGATGACGTTGATGACGCCGTCTAAAGCGGCCATGTCAGCCAACTTCATCTTATCCTTCAACATCACATCTTCAAGAATACCGAACAAAAACGGAGTGGCCCATTCCTCCCAATCGTCTTTCTTATAGTAATCAACGTACATTTTGTCATCGGAGAGAGAGACCAACCGATTACCTTTGCCTTGCGCAGCTTCAATCACTTCTGCTGGCAACTTTTCCATTATTGCCTGCTCTTCTGGCGTCTTTCGCTTCTTCTGTATAGCTCTAGCAAGCGTTGTCGGAATGCGCATCGCTAATTGATTGTCCCCAAAGAACTTGCCCATCTCGCCGCCAGTTTTTTCGATAATGGTGGGAGACAGGAAAGTGTATCGCCACGGCACTTGGCCTTTGTTGCCACTCTTCTTCGTTGTAGTGATCTTCTCTGGCTCTTCCTGTGCTCTAGACATCTCCTTGGCTGCTGGTTTAGAAATCTTCGCCATCTTCCTGCGAACTACCACGTTTGCGTCTCGCAGCAACAGCTTCATGAATGTATGAGCACGATCCTGCAAATTAACCTTCTCTGCCCACTTCTTGAAGAATCTCTCGTGCTTCTTGACCGGATGACGGAGATCCAACCCCTCGGATGCAAAATCAGACATCAGGTCGATGATATTCCTGACCATCCCTACTTTGCGGTAGATTCCTTGACAGGCCGCAATGATCTCGTCATGATCACTGGGGAGCTTATCCTCTGGCCTGTGATATTCGTAATCAAAGCGGTTGTGGCCAGCACGAAGGTCTGGTGTAGCATCTGATCCATGCGTAATTACGCAGTCGTCTGGCAGGGAATGCTTCGCAATCGATTGTGGGCCTTTGGTATAGAAGCTCTCTTCTTTGGTCTTTTTCTTAGTGTCTTTCTTGGCGGGATTCTTCCTTGGTTTCTTTCTCGCAGCCATATCAGTCCCTTCGGTTGAACTACAGTTGGATTACAATTCCACTAGTTGATTATACACCTCATAGTAAATATAAAATATATAATTTACTATATCCTTTCCCCGCGTTTTGTGGCCCCAAAGTTCTTTTCACCGCCGCCACCTTTTACCCAGTCCTTGGAGTTCCGCATAGACCCCACTCCGGGGCCTCGATACAGGCCCTCTGTCGGGTCAAGGTTGTCAACCTTCTGGATATTCCCCGCGACATCTTCGTAATCTATTGCCACTTCTGGCCTTACGTCATTTTCGTACACCCATTTGTGAGATATTAGCAAAGCCGTGTACCTATCTTTCCTCAGCCTGCCCTTTCTCTGTATCCCTGTGGCCGACGCAGCCTGTGCGACAGTCGGGGTGTCGAACCGCTCCTTGCCAGTTGTCGTCTCGCTGACCTGTATGATGCAAAGCTCATTCTTAAGCTCTTCGATATTGTTCACATTTTCTTCGAATGTGTCGAACGTGATGTTGAGGCTTTTCTCGGCCATGATCGCAGATTGCATCTTCACGGTATCAAAAGCAGGGAAAAGCAGCCGCTTGGTCTCCAAACTTGCCTTCAAAGCCACGTTTGCTTCTGCATTGTATTTGGAACTCTGATCAACAAGCTCAAGAATGTGTAGTCCCTTTTCTCCATCTTCTGGCTTGGGATTGTCATAATCGATTATTTCGTAGATTGGCAACTCGCCCTCTTCCAGCAACTTCTTATTTCTGAGCATCTCGGACAACGCACCGCCACCACCCTGACTATCCATCTCAATCCTGACTGGCGCAAAATGTCTCACTACCCACCTGATCTTAGAACAACAATACGCATAATAATCATCATTGGTCAAAAGACCTTGCTTCTTACGCTTATTGAATTCTCCCTTATTCACAGCCCAACAGTAAACTACTCGATAGTGATTTGGCCAAACCTCCAAAACAACTATTGTTAAATTATCTCGCTCTGCGGCAGGGTCAATTCCGACAACATACCTACGACCTTTGATCCCGGCCATCAGCGGCGTAAACGTAACATCGCCATCTGGTGTGGCTATCGGCTTAGATGGGCCAGTTGAACATGATTCAATCAAGCTTCTTGGAAAGAAGCCGTCTGAATCTTTTACAAAGATCCCGCCATACTCCATCAAAAAGATATTGCGTGGCAATAGAGCTTTCGCATGAGCAAGCTGTCGCTGATCCAATAAGCCGTCCGGTAGATAGTTGTATGGAATACGAATGATCGCATAGTCATTATGATTGAAATTCTCCGGGATCATATTCGCGCCGCCAAAAATTTCCGAGACCCTATCTAGATCTCCTTTGCTTTGTAGTATGGATTTCCACATGTTAAATTTCTTGGCGAAATGATTGAACTCGTAATATGCAGTTCCGGAATATATGATCTGGTTCCCAGTTGGCGCAGCATCCTTAGTCATCGCTTCCTTAACATCGTCTGGCATGTCTATTTTTTCGAAGTCTCTTTCAAAAGCTAGTCTTCTAGCCTCATCTACCGGCGTCTTCGTTGTCGCGGCAAAACCGCGAACGACGATATCAAAGATATCTTCTGGAATAGCAGCAAACTCGTCAGCAATAATAATGTTCGCACGAAAACCTCTAATCTTCGTACCGTCGCCCAACGGCAACGCATAGATAACAGATTCGCCTATCTTGAAATAACACAAGTCGACATTCTGTTTCGGTCCAGCTTTTCTGCCGCCGCCGACGATACTTCGGAGCACAGGGGATGAATTCCATATATTATCAATATAGTTAAACACCAATCTTGCTTGACGTAAACCGCCACCGATGATGGCTACCTTGGTTCCCGGATCGAGAAGGGCTTTCAGCACAGCATAAACTGCCAGCATGAAACTCTTGCTTCCACCACGAGACGCTACTAGCAATGGGAACGGAGTATCCCACATGACTTGCAATGTTGCTATCTGAATAGGAAATAGGTCGATGTTAAGAATCGTCTTCGCCGTCCAGCCGATAAACTCCGGTTTAAGCATCTTTGAGATAACGAACTCGTCTGCTGATTGTTTCGATTGTGACATGCCATCAAATAAATGTTTCTTTATTTTTGGAACTCTATTCCTGTACGGAAACAAGTAACCATACTTTCCTTGATCACCATACAGAAGATCGTCTAAATCTATAGAGTATTTCGACGTTACCATTAGCTACCAACCGCCTTATTCCGTGGCACCCATCTGTCCCGCTCATGACGTACCACTTCTTCAAAGATTAACTGCGCCATCTTCCTGCCACATTGACCAACAGGCATTATGTGAACATCATATTTGACAGACAACTGCATAAGCCATCTAATCAAAGCCTTCCCCGGAGCTTTTGTCCGGTATTGCGGTGGCGATAAGCTAAGAATATCCGGCGTTAGATCGGCCTCGATCAACACATAGGCATATTTAAGCTTGGATAGTTTCTCAAGCTCTATCTCAAACCTGTCTCGCTCATCGTAGTTCGTCCACAATTCGCTAAAATGCTCTTTTCTCTCTATCGCAAGAATATCCTCATAACCAACTAAGCTGTAATCGCCAGCACTGAGAGTTTCTTCAACTGTGCCATCGCAGTTAGGCGGTCTTCGATTGGCCCTAGTGTGCTCCTCAAACCACCAACCATACCCCTTCTTTTCACGGGTATCTCGAACTACAGTGTATCTCGGTAGAACTAAACGCGACATGTGTCTTTCCCCAACTTAACGTCATTCTTAACCATTCGTTTGACAAGCTCTTCAAACGATACGTTCTGTTCCCATCCAAGGACATCCTTCGCCTTCGTGGGGTCTCCAAGCAAAAGATTAACATCGGCAGGTCGATAGAACTTCGGATCGACTTCCACGTAATCACCAAACCCAAGATCGGCCAAGGAAAACGCTGCATCTAAAAATTCTCTTACGGTTCGCGTCTTCCCACTCGCTAGGACAAAATCCCCCGGCGAGTTTTGCTGCATCATGAGCCACATACCGCGAACCATGTCTTCTGCGTGCGACCAGTCCCTCTTGGCCTCAAGATTACCAAGGTACAGAGGGAATACATCAACGCCCTTCTTAGGAACCCTGCCGGTCTCCTCTTTGAAGTTGATAAGGCTTGCAACGTATTGAGTAATCTTGCGTGTGACAAATTGTTCGCCACGACGCTCAGATTCATGATTGAATAAAATCCCTGCACATGCATAGATACCGTATGCACGACGATACAGGTCGACTAGGGTGTGGGCTGCTAACTTTGCGACTGCGTATGGAGAACAAGGCTGCAATACGGTTTCTTCGTTCTGTGGGGTTTCGTTTGTATCGCCATATAACTCAGATGTACTTGCTTGATAAAATCTTGATTCCATTGAGTTCTGCCTGATCGCTTCAAGGATGTTCATCGGACCAACAGCATCGATTTCAAACGTGGCAACCGGCTGGTCAAATGAAATTCCGACATGGCTCATTGCCGCCAGATTGTAAATCTCTGATGGCTTAGTTTTGGCAACCAAGCGATTAATCCCAGTAGCATCCGTCACATCGCCAACTACAAGCTCGAAGTTGGGACTATTTACAATATGCGCGATGTTCTCCGTGGTGTCGGTAGAAGATCGACGTATCATACCGTAGACCTTGTAGCCTTTGCCTAACAATAGCTCGGAAAGATAGCTACCGTCCTGACCATTCACGCCAGTTATCAGTGCAGTCCTATTCATCATCTTTCTCTCCTCCGAAAAACTGTTCCATATCAATGGCAAGGTCGCTGTCGATGCCATCTTCAGGTTGCTGTCTTGCGAGCTTAATCAGTTCTATCTCTTCTTTTAGACAGCACTTTTTGTACTTCTTCCCGCTTCCACACCAACATGGGGCGTTACGACCAACCTTTGGGGTCTCCCTAATGATAGGGCCTGTAACACTCATAATCCCCTTGGCTTTATTTTCCAGTAAGCGCTTTGTCTCTGGGTTCATCATTCACACCCCTTCCAAAACTTTCTATCAATGTCTCAACATCCCACGCATATTTTGTTGCCAACCTCTCAGATTCTTTGAGAGCTTTATCCGCTTCGCTTTCCATGCCTAATCTTGTAAAGATATCTGCCAGTCTATTAAAATACGTGTGCTCGCCAGCAACGGCCTTAACTCCGTTTCTGATCCACACATCTGGAAACAATCTTTGTGCTAAGATATGTTCCGAATGCGAGATAAAGCGATACGGAGTTTCGGTTAGCATCACATGATTGCCTAGATATCTCGGCATCAATTTTGAATTTGTTACTTGAACCCCACAACTCAATGGGATAGAAAATGATTTTTCAGGCACGAGGCAATCCAAGTTATCTCGCACTAAATCAACAACTACTTGAGCATTCGCATAGTGACATTCCCCATATGACCAACCATTAATTTCTAGCCTCTTAATAAGAGACTGAACCCAATTGTGGCCCATGTCATCCGCCGTTATGCATACGTTGAATTTCAACCCAAATTTTTCAGGTAAACATCGAAGGATATTGGCAGCATATGGGATATGGGCCATATCTAACTTGCTCGTCAATTCCTGCCCAAATATAGTATCCCAAGAATCCTCCTCAAACGGTGTGCAAACTAACGAATTCAGATCTTTTATGATATCGACAACATCTAGAATAGACTTGTCTTCTGGGTCTGGCCTAATAACAACGCCAGCATCGCTAGCAGGCAAATGCAGAATATCAAATGGAGATGATGCAAAGATCAACCCAACATCATGTTCGTCTATTAGATTCTTAGTTTCTGCCTTCGTCTTTGGATTACAAACGTAGACTTTATGTCCAAGATGCCTAAGAGTATCTATGTATCCCTGTTTGGATTGATCATTATCGTCGCAATATATCGCATTCATGTCTGTTCTCCAAAATCCGTTCCACCATCTATAATAACCGGATCTATGGTCCCGTCTGGGAACTCTGCTGGCTCACGCAGCTTTTTAAGAGAGTCTTTCGCTGCTAGTCTCGTAAGTTCCGCATACTTGCCTTGCTTCTTTCTTTCCTTCTCTGACTGCTGGAGACTGACGACCAAACTCAAAAAACTTTCTTTTCCGCCCCTTAATTCTTCCAGCCTGTCCTTTCTGGTAGCAGCCAAATTTTGTGATATTTTCTGTCTTTCCTGCGCTAAGTTATCATACCTTTTTTTAGCGTCTTTGAGTGCGTTTATAAGGTTGCCCCATTTCACATACTGCTCAGAATGCTCTCGCCTCTCCTCCGGAGTAGAATCATCATCTATCGGATGCATAGATATCCATTTGGCCACCTCATCTACTTCGTCCTGCAAGTCCTTCATCAACTTCATCTCTCGGCCAATAAGAATTCTGTGTTTTAAGAAGTCGTCGATCTGGAAGAACTCTGTGGAAACAATATCCTCAAACTGGCAGCAAACAACCCCATACTCTTCAAGATACTTCTTAATCTCTTTAGCATGAAGCTGTTCTTTTAGTTCGGTAAATAGGTGAGTCTTCTTAAATTGGTCTCTAAACCATTCTGCCTTTTCAATCTCATCTAATCCCGGTGGCGGGACGGTAAGGGTCGGCTGCATTTTCACCGGAGATTGATTCTTGATCCCTTTATCTCGCTTAACTCCGAGTTTCTTGCGATTCCTGCGAATTGTCTCCAAATTCCACTTATGTCCAAACTCCTGCTCCAGTCTCGTCCGTATCTTAGGATCTGAAAGACCTTGCTCTACTAACTCTCTGAGCAGCTTAATCGCTTCTGGCATTTTGGACAGCCAAGGTGTTTTATCACTCATCCTCTTCTCGCTCCTTAAGAATCTTGGCGACAAGATCGCATACTTCCTGTCTCACTGGCTTCCTAACTCTATTACCATTTATCATGTCGCAGAAGATTTCAACAAATTCGTGTGGCAACTTTTCTATGATGTATTCGCATGTTTCCTCTGCCATCAATTGTTCAAGCGGATCGCCCTGCTCGTCTTCTGAACCACAAAGGATTCTGCCCTCTTTCAGCAAATCGTTATTTAGGGAAATGGCATTAACCAGATTCATTCTGGCTCTGGCAGCACCACTAGGGGATGGATTCTTTTCTGGTCTATAGTATTTGTCTCTCTTAAGATTCTTGAGACGGTTAGAGACGTGGCTTCTGAGAAAGTTCTCAAGCTCGGCCTTGCTCTCGTCGTACCTGCTTAGAGCATCGAGACAGAGAACCCAGATCTCCTGTTCGATGTCGTCTGCGGTATAATATGCGAAAACACCGCTCTTCTTATGGTACTTCGCTATCTTGGCAATCACAGGATGGGCCTTTTGGATCATCTCCTGCGTCGGCATTTTCTCCTGTGCAACTTCCTTCACCTGCTTCTTCTTCCGAGCCGTTTTCTTCTTCTGTCTCTTCTTCTTCATCGTTTTCCTTCCGAAAAGCCTCTTCCAAAGCAGCCTTGGCAACATTCTCATCTGGATCAGGGACTTCTAAGTCCTTTTCTGCCTTAGAGTTAGCTTCGTCAGTTCCACGAATCCTCAAATCACATTTGACTCTCAGTGGCTTATCTTCCATTTTTTTTACCTCCAACGTCCGATAAAAACGCCCTCTATAGTATATACTAGTCCAAATCTGAAAATTTGTTCAACTTTTTTTGGAAAAAAGTGTACCTCGATGATATAATTACAGTGGAGGAACTATGAATATCAAGCTGATGTGTGGGAAATTTGAGAATATACGGCAAGACGACATAGGGCGTATCGATCTCGTTTTTGCCGACCCGCCAGATAATGAAGGTCGAGCATATGATGGATTTGAAGACAAAACGACGGATCACGAATATGTTGATCTGCTATATAAATGGGTATTCAAGGCGTGTGAAATCACCGATGGGCCTGTGTTCTTCAGTATCGCGGAAAGATGGATGAATGATATGGAGAACATGATATACCATGCCGACCTAAAATTGATTAGAAGGATATTCTGGCACTATACGTTTGGTCAAAACAACAAGAAGAGCTATTCTCCATGCATTAGACCAATTTATTGGCTCAATAGTCCGACCATTTATCCAAAGGAAATCTATGTGCCGTCTGCAAGACAGATCAAGTACGGGGACAAACGAGCCAATCCTGAAGGCAAGATGCCAGAAAACCTCTGGGAGTTTTCTCGTGTCTGCGGGACTTTCAAAGAAAGACGTGGTTGGCATCCAACTCAGCATCCAGAAGAACTCATAAGACGTATCATCCTTGGGCATAGCAAGCCCGGAGACACGATTCTCGACCCGTTCGTCGGGAGTGGGACGACAGCTATCGTATGTCAAGATCTCGGAGATAGGAACTGTGTTGGCATAGATCAAAGTGCATATTACGTTAGTATGGTCAATGAAGAGTTGAGGAAGAGACGTGAACAAAACAAGAGTTGATGGGTTATTGTCGGAATGGGATTTCGTCCTTGAAGATTTCTCGACTAGGACTATCAAACAAGCGGAACTATTTGCTAATGGCCCGAACACTAGGATACACAGGGTTGAAGGCCCTCCGCTAGTATTTGATATAACGTCTTCTAACAAACAGAAACAGATTCAAGAATCGCTATCGAAAGAATTGCCCGATCTCAAAGAATTGATCAATAGTGAGCCAGCAATACAGGGCCACGCTTGGACGGTTGGTGATTATGTTGAACTTTATGTCGAACATTATAAGCTGGTTATTCAGAAAGTCACAGAAGCCATGCGAAGAGAACGGTAATCTTAATCTACTATGTGACACATGCGGCAAAGTGATGCCGCAAAAGCATGGAATGACTGTTCTGGGCGGAATCTTCATTTGTGTTCCGTGTCAGGCAAAGATTATGGTGCTTCATGTCCATATCAACCAAATTAAGTGGCTATGTCCACATTGCAAGAGCGATGACCCAAAGCCTTGCAAATTTTGCGATCTGGATAAAATGCTCAAGAGAATCAGGAGTATTTGATGGCAAGATTTAACAAGGAAGAGATTGATCGGTATTTTGACTATGGGATTTTCGTTAAAGAACGAATATTGTGGCTAGGGTCTACAGACACAGAGGACGGAGAGGAGACAGGAACCAACTATGAGATGTGCGAGAATTTCATCAAAGGCATTACCTTTCTCGCTAGAATGTCAGAAGATCAAATCACAATTCAGATGAACAATATCGGTGGGGATTGGAACCACGGAATGGCCATCTACGACGTAATAAGGGCATGTAGGAGCCATATTACGATCATAGCTTATGGTTATGCCTGCTCAATGGGATCTGTGATACTCCAAGCAGGAGACGAGAGGATACTTGCCCCAGATTGTGACGTGATGATTCATGATGGCAAAGACGGCTTTGAGGGAGATGCGAAATCTTTTGAAAATTGGGCTGAACACTCAAAAGTAATCAGGAAAAGAATGTACGAGATATACCTTCAAAGAATCAAGGAAAAGCACCCCAATGGGAAGTGGGGGCTAAAGAAGATCGAAGAACTTTGTTCGCACGACAAGATTTTGACTGCACAAGAGGCCGTCGACCTTGGGCTTGCGGATTCGATTTTTGAATTGATAGAGTTTGATAACAAACCGAGGGGGAATAATGGACTTTAATAAGTACCAGCAACTAGCGCGCCAAACCGCCGTTTACCCAGACATTGGGAACAACATTGTATATCCTACACTTGGTCTGGCTGGCGAAACCGGCGAATTCGTTGAAAAAATCAAGAAAATGATTCGTGACGACAATGGTGTCTTAACATCAGAAAGAAAAGCAGCACTGATTAAAGAGCTAGGCGATGTGCTCTGGTATGTTTCAAACATATGTTCCGAAGCAGAAATTCCTTTTGATATTGTCGCTCAAACAAATATTGAAAAGCTACAAAGTCGATATAAAAGGGGTGTTGTTAAGGGCGACGGCGACGACCGCTAAAATGTGTATAATAGTACGGAAGGCTATAGTTCAGCATGAAAGATTTTGTGTGGGGTATAGTCCAAAACGACGATAGATATCTACTGATACAAAATGCAATGGAAAACGCCGCTAGTGGCTCTTGGTGTTTTCCGGGGGGCGAAATAGACTCAAATTATATGTCGGCGTCTGGTGCTATAAGCCGCAAGCTCAGATATGAATTAGGGATTCAAGTATCTGATCTTATCGAGTTGTTTCAAGTACCAATAGGCGATTACAACTTGCGTTGTTTTTTATGCAAAAGTTGGAGCGGCAAACCGTACCCCGCATCGGCAGAAATAGCCGGTTTGGGGTTTTTTACTATACCAGAGATATATAATTTGGGCGAAAGTCTTTCGTCTTTGCTTAAACAAATCCTGCCTCAATTTACGTTCATGATCAGACACAACCATTCGTATTCGGATCAAAGAACAAAAGGGGGAGAAGGTGGTGCAGATGTCTAAGGCGATTCCTGATTTAGCGAAAAGTTTTGCAAACTTGTTGTGGGCTAACACTCCGCAAGATTGGCAAGTATCTTTTCTATATCATCAAAATACGCTATTCGTCTCTGTCGTTATAGGCAGCGGAGATGACGAGCAGAAGATGCGCCGAAACTATCCCTATTCAACAATCAAGAAGAGAAAAAAGGATTTGTGGGGTCTAGCATACGATTGCTCAGAAGAAATCGTTAGGTCTTGGCTTAAGGGCGAGGTTAAATGACAATCACAAATAAGAGGAAACTCTTACTTGATATGCTATTGCTCAGATGGAAAGCTCTGTCCCAATATGGAGCTATAGAGAGACTGCATAGAGCGGTTATGGAACAAACAGGAGAACAGGACATACTGTTTGATTCTGATGTAATCAAAGCAAAACCAGTAGACCAGATCGAGTTAATCAAAAGCAAGATCATAGAGATACTTCCAGAAACCAGTTTCATCAAGCCAACCTATGAGGCACCAGCCGAATTAAGGCCAGAGGATTTCATGCAAATGTATGTTGATCACCAAGAGCTTTGCATTAATAAGGTAAAAGACTTGATGAAAAAAATGAGGATCAAATAATGGCTAGGGAAATGGTAGAGATAGTTTGTGCCGTTTGTGGCATAAGGAAAATGAAAGAGGCAAGACGAGTAAGGCAGACCGACAAGCTTGGAAAGCTGCACACATGCAGTAGGAAATGTGCATCTAGAGTAACCAATGATAAAAGGATTGCCCCTCCATCTAGCAAGGCTTCGATGAATGTCAGAAATGACAAGAAAAAGTTTCCTCAAAAGACCATGGCTAGAAGGGCAGTCCGAGAAGCTATCCGATGCGGCAAGCTCATCCCCGCAACCATTTGTGAGAGATGCGGCAAATCTGGCAAGATGGATGGCCATCACGAAGACCACTACCGCCCCTACTATCTCGTCTGGCTGTGTAAGGATTGTCATTCGATTCACGACAAGTTCAAACTAATGGGCTATGGAACCGATTACTCGGAGCAGATTGAGAAATGACATACGCAGTAATAGGATCTAGAGGCTTCAGCAATTATCCTCTGCTGGTTGATGTATTGCTGAACACGCTGAACTTCGATATAAAATATGACCATATCGTAAGCGGAGGAGCAGACGGAGCGGATTGCCTAGCCAGAAAGTTCGCTGAGATGAACGGCTTCGCAGAGACAAGGAGATTCACAGAATTTCTTCCGCTGTGGGACAAGTACGGCAAAGCCGCTGGCCCAATCAGAAACGAAAAAATCATCAGGGCTTGCGACGAAGTTGTGGTCTTTTGGGATGGGAATTCGGCAGGAACACGATCAGCGTTGAAGTTCGCCAAGAAGCATAAAAAACCTGTTCATATTTACTGGTTCTGAAATGAAACGAAAAAAACTGATTATTTTTTTAGTTGTAATCGGGTTTATCGGACTATGTATCGCCTCCGGAGACCAAACCAGAATATCATATCTGTTCAGCCCAATCACGCGGCCCATAACCGAAGAATTCATTCCATTCGTGAAGGATTGCTTTTTAGATCTTACTTCTTCGTCTTCGCCTTCGTCTTAGTGCGACTTGTCTTACGAGACCTACGAGTTTGTTTCTTATACGGTAGTTTATAGTTCTCTGTAAGAACCTTGGTAAGCACTACGAGATCTGGATCCGATTCAAGATCTACTTCAAACACATCCTTACCACACAGGAACGCAGTAAACACTTCCCCGTTTGATCCAATCGAATCTCTCCAGCCGGGTAAAATAGCGATTGCATTGCATTGATTCACAACCGCGTCTAGATCAACTGTCATACACTCTTCAAAAGAAAGATGTTCATCATTTACTTCGGCAGGATTGAAAACGGTGTAACCTTGATCCCTGAGTCGTTTAGCTGCCCGATTAAACAAGGGGGTATTCATCTCTGGATATCCCCTCATCGGTCCCGCAAGATAGAAATCATATCTAAACTTCTTCTTACGTTTGCGGAGCCGATAACCATAATAGACAGCCGATAGCGTGGATAAAATGAGTAGTGCAATAGTGAGTTCTATCATGGCATTACCTCCAAAAGATTAGTCCTCATCATCCGTGGTTTCTTGTTCGGCCACTCTCCTTGCCTTTTTATATTCTTCGAAGGCTCTTTTGAGCGCTTCGTTTGGTTCCTTGCTAGCAGACATCATCTCAAAAAAGATCCTCGCATCCTTTTCTGATAATTGTAACAGATCTTGAGAATCAATCTCTTCGGCAAGCCTGTCGCACACTTTGGCGCATATCATGCCAGTATATACCTTAAGAGACTCGTCTACTCTGTATCGTTGTGCATGTTCTCTACACATGTTGGAACATATCTTCCTACACATATCCCAGATGGGTTTGTATTTCAAAAGGTCTGGGTCATCTCCAAAAAATTCGGCGAATTCAAGTGTCATAGCATCCTCTCTATTGAGTCGATAGAGTTACAAAACGCAATGAATTCCTCATTATCTGAGTTAGAATCTCTGAGAATCTGGGTTTGAGGAGAATCAAGCCCATGACTGCGCACGGCGCGCAAATAACAATTGATTAAATGCCCATTAACGCCGCTATTTGCGGCGAACGTAATCTCGTATAGTTTTTGTTTCATAAGCTCTCGCCTCTGGCGAATCTGACGAAAAGCCCTTGCGAGCGAAATGATGAAAATAACTGCACCGATGTATAGAACGATACTATAAAACACTATTGTTCTCCTTTAGATTTATGAACCTTAGCTTCCCCTTTATCCTTTTCAGGATACACCCACAATAAGACTGCCATCTCGCCCTCTATAAAAAATTCAATGACATTATCCTCGGTCTCGTTGTCTCTCCAAAACTTCTTGCCTTTGGTATGATCCCATTCTACGTCTAGCTTCCTAGCAGTAACAAGTTCTTTGCCACCTTGTTTCTTAAGATCAACAATGAGATATCTGCCAAGAGGAAATCCCATATGAAAATTTTGTCTTTTGGTCATCTCAAAGACGTCATCCTTTTTGATCTTGTATTTATCTCTGCCTTCTCCGACATATTTCTTTTTCATTTGTTAGCCCCTTGCATGACAGGTAAAACGGGATCAAACACTTCGAATCGTATTCACCAATTCTCTGATATCGTCGATTGAAGCTAGTGCTTCGATTTCGGTGGAGTACGTGACAACAGACTTGGCGACTGTGTTGCCTTTGTCGTTCTCGATTTCCCACCAATATCTGATTGAAGCTTGTGCTCCATGGGTTCGTTTTAGAGATTCCCAATATCGCCCCTCGAATTCCTTGTGTCTAATCACAAACTTCACAATCACCTCCGCTATTCATGTGTTTGAACATTTCTATCTCAGCGAGCCTGTCCTCAGCCTGTTTCCTAGTGGGATAGCACCCAAGTTTCTTGCCCTTTTTGCTGTAGATGCAGTATGGTTTGTCCGATGGGCCGTCCTTCCTGATAACCGCTTGCGTTGCTTGATCAGCGGCCTTTTTCACTTCCTCATTCCAGTCTGGCATTTTATCACCTCAGTTGTCCGAACACGCGAAATAAGACACCTGTGGCAAATACCATTGCCACGTCGATGTAGAAGTTGATATAACAAACTTGAATCAAAAACCAGTACCAAAACTCAAAGGTCATAGCTGTTCTGGCTCCTTATCAAGATCAATTTTCTCTAAGGCTTGTGCTAACTCCTTGTGAATAGGGCAGATAAAGTCTCCAATAGATTCTACACCATATTTTTCCTTCACGGAGTCGATAAGTTTCTTGCTTGTCTTGGCAACAGCCATTAAATTAGCATAAACCTTTACTCTTTCTGTACTTATCCATTCTGCCATGCCAGCATCATAGTGTTTATAATCTTCATCACTATCTGTATCGCATGGTGCCATAGCCTTAGCGAACTGTAATAGCCTATTGTTTTCCAAAAGAATATCGTCATACATGATATTGAACAGTTGGAAAAGAATGCCAGCAAGCTCCTTTCTCATATTCTTGACACAATCATGCATATGATCTTCGTCATTGCAGCTTGCGTCAGCCATGAAAACATTGCCATCGAGATCGTGTAGACAGACCGCATATTTGGGATCTTCGTCTAATACTGACGGCATAACCATATTGTTAGCAAGCTCATTCACTATCCTTAGTAGATCCATTTAACTTTCCTTCTAGTTCTGCTATTTGCTGCTTCAACCTGTTTATCTCGTCCTTGTATTCTGCCAATTCACACTTGAGCAACTTGGCGCGGATAATTCCATCCATATCGTCTTCGTACATCTGCCTGAGTCGTCTGGCCTCTGCCGCAGCCGCATCTCTTTCAGCCTCGGCCCTAAGAAGCCTATCCTGTAACGAATCAATATACTGGTCTACGTTGGTTGTCGGTATCATAAGATGATTCTCCTTCTTCGGCGCTGTTTTGGTTTAGACTTCGGCTTTTCTCGCTTCGGCGGCTCGTCGTCTGATGGCAACAAAACTGGTGCATTCAAACCGCATTTGGAATCTATCATTTTCAACTTAACAAACTGTGCTGGCTCTGGTTTCGTTACAGTTCCGATCACCAATGCATGCGCAAGATCAATATGTTTTCCACAAGCATTGCATATTGCACCATAGATATCTTTAGATATCTTGAGTGTAGTTTTCGCGTTACATTCTGGACAGAGATAAACCGTTATTGTATTTAGCGAATCCTTTGCCACAATGTCTCTCCATCGTCCTGCTCAACCAGCCCATACCTAATCTCGCCATTAACTGCGTCTATCTGCCCTTGCTTATATCCATCTTCATAGTAATCGCCAACACATGATTGATAGCCAAAAAGACAACCAGCCATGGTGCCAACAATTAGAACGTAATAAATCGCATCTTTAACAAGCTTCTTCATAGCTGACTCCTAAGCGACAGCAAAAACAGAACATTGGCCACAATTACCATGATAGCCAACGCACCCACGATGTACCAAATTATGTCTCTATCTTCCATAGTCACGCCTTTCGGCGTGATCGATCTACACGAGACCGAATAGTGACAGAAGGCCCATCAAAATTCCTAACAACGTCCAAGGACACATAACGAACACCTCCTATCTGGTAAAATTGAATCGAACATTTAAGCCATGTTTTTTAATCGCTATATCACGAGCTTTTGCGGCATCAACTTCAGAATCAAAATATCCAAGAGTGATTTGTTTTCCATTTATCTTCATATATGATTGCCACTTCTTATGATACTTCGACCAAGTAACACCAATGTACTGAGACGACTTGTTGGTCGACCTGTCTTGCAATATTTGTTTTAATGATACAAGATCTGACACATCGTAATCCTCTCGCGGAAAATTCGTACAAGCGTAATCCCCAAATTCTAGAATAGCAACTCTATCATACGCCCTAGCTGCATCTTCTTCGTTATCAAACAATCCTATGTGGTGCATTTTCTTATTAACTGTAATTCTGGCAACATATTTGTTATATTGGTTATGTAATGTCACACCCTTATATTTGCTAGCACCATAGGTGTGCCCTCTATTTAGAATGTTCTGTTTGTGTGTCCCGGTTCTGAGATTGCTTTTCCTATTGTCTAGGCCGTTATGATTAATATGATCTACTTCAATCCCGTCGCCATATTCTAAACCTAAGACCAATCTATGCATATAGATAGAAGACATCTTGCCATCTGGTAGGGTAATATTTGCTCTTGCGTAACATGTGCGACCAGACCTTTTTGCAAACCAATTGTGTTGGATAACAACGTCGTAATCTTCGCTATCAACCAGACATGTCTCGCCGCTTTTTAGCTTAACTCTTCTTGTTTTACCCATAGCTAACCCCTATCGCATCAAGAGCAGCAATGCAAATAGCCTCTTCAATTGTTTCAATGTCCTCTCCCCAACCATTGTCATTCTCGTCTTTGTTGCCGTAAAAGAATACACACCAGTTCGGGGGATGACAGTTTTGGATAGAGACATGGTAATCGTCGTCATACATTTTCTGGACAACTTCCCATGCAGCTTTTATGTCGTGCGAATAATAAGCCGGTAAATGGGTGTATGTCTTACCATCAGGAGAAGCCCAACCATCAACTTCAAAACCACAGCTACCCTGATTTACCTTGCACTTCTTCCAGCCCATAATTTTAGTCGCAACAAGTTCGTCCAATTCCCTGTTTATCATACAACCTCCGAATACTGGTACATCCTCGACGTGTCGAAAAGCAATTCCATATACCTCTCTGTACCGAGACATGCACCAAGCTTGTTAATCTGTTGGGCTACCCACTCGAATCTTTTGAAAGCGGCCTTCAGGTCGGCCTCTGTGCAGGTTAAGAGCGTTACGCCATAAATGCACGATATCCATAAGTCTATGTCCCTGCCGTACTTCTCATATTCTTGAGCCATAAATGCTATATAATCAACTATCATACGCCCGTCGTCCGCCAAGAACGTCTGGTGAGCCTTAGATTCTGTGACTGGAATGCTGTAGTAAAAATCAACAGATACGTTGCTGGACGGTAATGAAACGGACGTCATGGTATGTTTATACTCGAAACCATCATCCAAAGCCTCTGGCGATAGGAATGGGTTCTCCTCGATCTCTTGTTGGACAATCTCGACCTGATATTTGTCAATAAAGTCCTGAATTGTCTGCATCATCGTTTCCCTCTCTGGAGATCAAGCAACCTTGCATTCTCGGCTTGATAGATTCTAATAGACTCAGACTGTATGTCAAGCCTTCGCTTCAGGTTTGCATTTTCTTTCCTGAGCTTCCGAAGCTCTCTAGCAAGCTCGTATATGAGAAGTCCTACCCAAAATGCTACGACATACCACATTACGGATGATTTCCTTTCTTGTAGTACCTGTCCAGTACGTCATCAAGACAAAACGTCTGCTCGACGAAGAAGAGGTGGTCGTGGCGGTAACAATGGCCCTTGATCCAGTATCTCGCTTCCTCTCTAGTCATGCCACTACTCTTGGACTTTCTTGCCACTTCATCCATACAATCAAGCTCTTCTTGGGAGAAATATGAGGAACAACTGAACTTCAGCGGTTCGACATTCACACGTTTCGGACAATACTTACAGCCGGATAACAAAACAAGTATGAAGATCGCACTCAGAGATAGAAAGATAAACAGGTAAAAACATAAACTCTTTGCCATAGCTCTCTTTACGTCCATAACATATCCCTTAATTCACAAAGTTCTTGCATCTTTTTCGTCAAAGTCTGTCTCATTGCTTCTTCTTTCTTGTGGACTTGATCGAAAAACTCGTTGTCGTAATCGTTCAACTCAAAGCGGTACAGGCCGTCATCGTGCTTCGTAAACGGATTCTCTGTTCCCTTCTCGTAGTCATAGCCCTCCATCGCATCAAACTTTAGATAGACATTCTTCCACCAGTAATAAAGATTTTCTATTTTATCCCACTCCTTCTGATGGAAAGACGTATCAAAATGCTCCAGAGGCTTCTCGTTCTCCATGAAGTCTACTAGAATCTGAAACATGGCATGTGGGAGAACATTGCATCGGTCGCACCATGTCGGGGGCAAAGTCTTTACGTGGATACGATTGTAGCGGTGCCACAAAGCACACTTGAGGTAGTACCAAGCGTCGTGTAGTTTTCTACGAACCTTGCCGAGAAACGTACTTGGCCAGATCTTTTCTAGGCTCTCAAAAAATGAATCACCCGCTCTGACTTCCATCTTTTGTCTCCTCTCGCCCTTCGTACCAACAAATAGTGCAGGTTCTGTGAAAATGCTCACCCTTCCAGTGTCTATCGCATGGATGGGGTCGGACATTATATTCGCCCTCAGAATCTCCTTGGCAATATCTCATTGACGAACTTTTGTATCCACACTTTGGACATGTCCAATCATTCAATATGACAACAGATCGGCTCTCTTTTCTATATTCGAACACGGCCTACCGCCCCTTTCGATATCAACAACAGCATCGACAAATTCAAATTCAAGATTCCCACTTTTTAAGGCGGCGTGCAGTTCGCCGCTCTGAAGATCGACAAGCAAATAGAAATTGTCGGCGGTATCCTGATTAACAAACCTATGCTCGTAATCTTCTCGAAGCATCATTAAGTATTTACCGTGATGTAAGACAACATCGCCCGGCTTTATGCTCGCCCAATCTACGCTTGTCTTTTGAACTCTAAGTTTCATTTCTTTCCCTTTGCCCTATGTAGCTTGTCCAAAGCTTCGCCAACTTGTTCGTCAAGGTGAATTTTCTTGGCCAGTGTGGGCCTGAGATTCACGAGGAGCCGACGCGCCTCCTCCAGTAGTTCGTCCTGTTCTGCAATTTTCGCCTGTAATTGTTCTATATTGCTGCCAAAAAACGAATAGCGAAACGGCCCGGACATATCCCAATATGAATCCGCCGAGTTATTCTTAGCCTCTTTCGCCCACTGTCGCATGACCTTCTTGGCCTCTTTCTCGCTCTTGAAGATGTGGGGTCCGTCGCATGGATCTATGACTATCCAAAGCTCTGGCGGCGCTTCATCTGTATAGATTAGATCTTCATGCACTTTCATTTCAAATATTTCCTTTTGTGATAGGAAACTGCTGGCTGGCTGATACCCAACTCTTCGGCGATCTCGTGTTGTGAAAAGCCAGACTGCAACATTACCAAGAGCCGTTTCCTCTGTTCCTCCGTCAGCTTCCAAGCTGTCTGATTCTTGCGTTTCACTTCCGACTGAGTCCCCCAGAAAAACCTATCGGCATAGTTGATCTTCTTGCTACGGAACCGATGTCTGCGAACAGAGATGTTCTTGTGATCGAAAGCTGTCGTGTGGAATGCCTGACACACAAGGCGTTGGGGATACAGCGTGTTATATTTGCCATCCACAAATAGATTGATCCTCATGGTTCCGCTTCGATCCATGAATTGCTTCAGTTTTCTTGGCCTGTCGTCTTTGTAACTCCACACATTTCCCCTGCGGTCAATCTTGTAATCCGGGTATCCGGGGATATCTCGTTTTTCGCTTAAATCAGGCATCAAGAATCTCCCTAATCTGCTCTTCTGTAACCGGATATGAAGAATCGCACCGAACCGCAGCAATCACCTGCATGATCTTGGTAATGTAGTCATCAGCAATCACTTCCTCGTCTGGCGACTCGCCACTGATAGTAGTCGGAGGGTCTTGGTTGAAACCATACGAGAAACAAAACCCCTGATTGCCGCAGCACCTACAACGCCCACAGGTTGGGCACGGACCATGATCTTGGTTAAACTGAAAATCCATCACTCATCCTCCTCAATCGCTTGTTTCAACTCTTCAAGTGCCTCTTCTGCACCCTGCGAATAATGATAGTCGGTTGTCTCGCCATAATCGTTCCACTTATCGATCATCTTGTCGCAAATATCTTCTACATGAAACATCGCGGCCAGCCAACAAGCATGCCAGTCTTCCCATTCAATAAAACAATTGACGTCGTGGCAGTATTTCTCAAATGCTTTCTCGCATTCAGTCATCCAGCATTTTCTCCTCTTCTCGGTCAATCAGCTTCCCCAAAGCTGTGGCGCGAGCGGCCCATTTGCAACATGATTGACCCGTCCATCGGAATCCGGAGTCGTTAGACGCCTCATAGGTCTTCTTGAACGCTGTAACTTCGATGACCGACAGATCATCTTTGATGCCATTGACCTTGGCCTCACCTTTGACTTCTTTGAGTAATGCACGACAGAAACTGTGGTCATCCATTTTCTTTCTTATTCCTCATTATGATACCACGAACAGTAGACTGATCCCATATCGTATTCCCACGCTTTGTTGCAAAACCACTCGCTGTCAACTCCTGTGCTATTTGCGGGAAAGAGAAACCCTTATCTCTCATTAGGGAAATCTTCCTGATGATTTTCTGTTCTTCGCTATTCTTGACCAATGTTTCTCCGTCCTCTCCAAGATCATATCCGTAAGGAGTTCTAGACACACGCTTTCCAGATCGTCTTCTCCGCTTCAGTGCCTCTCTCGTCAATTGACTAACAGACATATTCTTTTTCTTATGGTGTGCTTTCGAATGGCATTTCCCGCACAGAGGTACAGTCTTTGTCCCGCCTCTAGTCCTCGGAACAACATGATGGTCGTATTCTGCCGGTTTGCCACATTCAAAGCATTTCATGCCATCTCTACCTTTTGTCAATCTCCACAGACCAATGACCCCAACTGATGTAGAGCGAAAATACTTCCATAGCTGGCTTGTCTTTGACTTCGATGCTGAAGCCAGCAACTTGTAGTCGTGTAATAGCGGGCTCAAGGATCTGAGACCGGAAGAAATCTCTGTCTTCGTTCACATAGCCGCAGTCAAAATAGGTGTACGTTCTACACACGCTTGCCGCGTGACGAATTCGGTTGTCGATCTTTTGAATGAGTTCGTTCTGCCGGTCCTTCTTGTCCTTAACCTCAGCCTTTTCAGTAAGTTCGTATGCTTCTCTTGCACTAATCATTATGTTCTCCTCACACACTTCTTACACGTTTCTTTTTTAGGTGGCTTACATGTGGTATAAGAATCGAACTTCCTACTATCAAACGAGAATCCACATGCACACTCGTATGTTGTTCCCTCTCCTTCGTCGTTTGCCACAGTCCATATCGTTTTGAGTTTGTGCCAGACAGAGGATCTGTCGGCCTTGACGTACAGTGTTTTTGGCTTATTGACGATTTCCATTGGGCCGTATGATGCGTGGCCATCCCATTCTTCGATATGTAGATTTTCAACGATGCCTTCTCGCTTGTACATTTTGCGAATTTTCTTTTCCGCCGATTTGACGGTTCTGGCCTCGACGAATTGCTCGCAATCCTCTGGCATCATCAATGTAAACTCAGCCCTGAACTGTTTCATTCCTGATTCCTCTATGCGGTAAGAGATCTGAAAGTAAAAAAGTCTTTATGCATCGGATAATCTTCTACGAACTTTCTCGCGTATCGAGAACTATAGTTATTATTGAGTTTGAAGTCTTCATTGTGATCTGGATCAATGTCATAATGCCATCGTATTCTAAGCAAAATCGCGTGGGCGCTATAGTGATTATGTCCAGCCGCCAATATCTCACGCACAAATTTGACAAACAACTCGTAAACCTCTGGGTGCCTATTGTCAAATCGCTCAAACGCTTCTTGTATTTTACTCTTTTCTTGAATCATCCCTTTCTCCTATTCACCACGGACTTTGCACGGCGTATCCGTTGTTCAGCATCCAATCGTTTACGTTCTCCCCGGTTGGTAGATAGATCTCGGCGAGATACCTGCCGTACTTGCCAGTCTTCTCAGTTCTGACCATGACGCGGGATCCGACGCCGATGTAGTCCCGTAATGCCGCTGTCGCTTTCTTACCCTCTGCCTTGCTAGGCCCTCTGGTCTCTGGGGCGTTGATGCGTGCAAGCCGCAACCTTTGCTTGGTATGAACCTTGAAACCGAGATCGACGGTCACATCGATGGTGTCCCCATCCACTACTCTTCGGACTACCGCTGGATACATTAGTAACATATCATTTTCCTAACCGACAGTCGCAAACGACTGGCTTATGAAACATTGTTCGCACTCCACTCCCGCCACACAACCGACAAGGTTCGGGAGATTGAAAATCTCCTTTGTACTCCTGTCCCCACTCCTTCTGGTCATATTCGAAAGTTTTGTTCTCTAGTTTTAAGGGCTTCATGCCAAATCTATCCAGAAGTTCGTCAAGTATTTCGTCAGAGAGAATCGTATAAGTAATGCCAACTATGTCCTTGTGGCCAGTTGCCGATATGATTCTCCTGCTGGCATCATTGGGATATACCAAGGTTGAAATCATCAATTCTTTGCCATCAACATCCAATTCCCAGTCTTCATGAACACATGTGGGAAAGCAGTCTACATAACGGTTGTAAGTCAACAGCGTCATATTCAATGTAGCCCCTCCCGAATGATGTCCATATCTTCCCTGCTGATGATCTTTTGTAACTCTTTGAAGCGTTTAATCTTACGCTTGTACTCTTCGAGTTCCTTCTTGTACTCGGCCATCCGCTTATCGTACCACTCCATGAAAGCGGCTTTGGAGCCGACACCAGTTCCGTCACAGGCATGGCACTTGTATTTTGGTGCCAACTTGTAACCTTCTATTGGGTCTCGGTCTTTTTCATCGCGGTTCCAGCCGAAGCCACTACATGCGAGACAAGGAAAGGCGTTTCTCCTCTCGAACTTTTTGTTATTGAATGAGATGTGCATCTTTGCTTTCCCAATGCTTGCGAATGGTTTGTATGGTTTACTTATCATCCCTTGACTACCTTTCCAATATCATTTTTGCCAACCGCCATATCTATAGCAGTCATTTCTTCATCACATGACCCTGTGATTTCAAAGATGTCTTCCCGACTAAAGATTTGGAATGAAGCGAAAAGCTCTGATTTTTTCTTGTCTATCATTTCAAAAGCACCGTCGCCGGATACCACAATCGTAATTCCAACGTCTTTGTGTGATAACAAAAGTGGCAATATGGCTTCTAGTGTTTCTTTGTTAAATGATATGGCCACTTCTGTATCTTTGATATATTCTGTTTCATATAATTGTGATGCTGGCAGATATACTTCCAAGCGATTGTAGTCCGAATTATAAACGCTTGTATGGGCAGACTTATTTGGAAAGACATATGGATTTCTTGATCGCAGAAGAATGTCTTCGTCAAGTGGTTTGGCAATCATTGAAAGCTTGAATCGTAAGCCAGTATCTCTTTTAACTCTATCGGTCGCTTGAGTAATAAGCTTCTGCAACGTAGAACTTGTTAAGCTTATCTTCCCAGATATTTGCCCCAATCTTTTCTCTTGGGAATAATCAAAGTTGTGCCATTGTTCTCTAGGTTTCTTCGCCAAGATTCGCCTCCTCATCTGAAAGACCGTCGTAGTCTCTGCCCATTTTGTCGCGTGCCCAGATGGTTCCATCCGTTCCTTCTAAATCTTCATACGAAAAGCCAAGTTCTTCCAACAACGCCCTTGTATGACTATTGAATAGATCGGTCACATAGGACATTCGTCCATCTGCGTATCTTCGGGCCATCCAGTGCAAGTCGCATACGACTTGCCTTAAAGTCTGTAGGTCTTTTTCATTCATTTTCATACCATCCAAATCCTGCCGTGTCGAAAGTATCTGGATCAACATGAAAACATAGTCGTTCGCCGCAAAGAGTGTATGTAATTGTAGCCAACAAAGCGGGAACAGTTAACTCGCAACCATACCCGTCCGGGTGATCTTTGAGTACAAGTTCTGGAAATGCACGCTCAAGATCTCGCAAAGCCTCATCATGCTCTGCGCCAATCGCAATCCACGAGCAATTGTTGTATAGCTTAGGCTCAATTTTGGCCAATTTATTCAATAGATCAAGCAGTCTAGCCTTTTTATCGTCCATCGTCGCCCCCCATCAAGAAGTCTTCCCATTCTTCGACGAAGACATCTACTAAGTTACCCTTTGCAACAGCGATGATCGGTAGTCCGTAGAGGGCCTCGCGGATGTACTCGCGGAGATGATCGTCCATCGTCCTTTGTGGATTCGCCTCAATGATCTCGGCAAACAACTTGGAAAACGCCTTGTTCCTATCGTCCTGATTCCTCACGCCTCTTGCTCCCTAAGAGTAATCTCAAGATCACAATCGTTTAATTCGTCTGGTAGAAATCCTTCGCCTTTAAGTTCTACGGCTACCTCATTGAGCAGATTCAGAAAGTTCTGAACCATGTTTTCATCTTCCGAGAACTCTGTCCAGCTAATTGTTCGTGTCGCTTCCGCCATCTTCATCCTCCGCTAACATATAGTCTATGATTGCCATCGCCCCTTCGTAGATCTGCTGACGAACAGCATCGTTCAACGACCTTAGATTGGCTACGCCGCCGTGCCAAGTGTACATAGCATAGCCGTCATCCATCAGACTCAAGTTTGAATGGATTTCGCTATTGATCAGAAGGTCTACTCCCTTGTACGTCGCTACGAAATCGCCAACCTTGTGCTCCCACACGAGCTTCTTCTCTCTCGTTAGTTTGGTCAGCTTGTCAAGTACAGCAGCAGTTTTCCCTTCGGTCGTCATTTCCTCTACACATTTAGGGCATGAATATCCGCCATAATAGATTCCAGTGTGTTTTGAACATGTACCGCCCATTATTCTCCCTCCGAGTTGTCGCCGCTATCGCTAGATAGCTCTTGTATTCTAATCTCCACGACACAGTCCTTCAGGTGAACCTTCTCTTTGGCCAGTTTGTTGATCATATCCTGCATTGCACGACCAACGAGTTTCAGGGGTTGTTTAGCCACTGATAGATCACGTCCGCTGACGAATTTTCTGATCGACTTCATAGGAACTCCCGGTGTTTCTTGTAGGTTTCTGGTTCCGGTTTCGGTTTTGTGATGTAGCCTAGAGAGCACCAGCCGAGGTACTTGAGATCTTTCACGATGACATTGTAGCGGTAGACACCCTCTTCGACCATGATCGGCCCGTCTAGAACCTTGAACTGAAGACCGAGATTCTGTAGCGTGACAATGTCGCCAACATTCACGTCAATATCGCCAATATCAACTTTCATAAGAACTCCCAGTGTTTCTTGTACGTCGCTAGTTCCATTCGAGGTTCAAAGACCACCAGCAGACCAATATCGAACTTGACATGATATGCATTGTATGAGCAGGATAGACTCAAAAAATGAATTGGGCCTAAGAGTTCGGTAACAGTCCCGACGCCGAAATCCTTGTGGTCTGAGATGGCCCTGATTTTGTCACCAACTTTGAACTTCATGTATTCCTCCAACGCCTAATTATATCATCCTGAGCCGGTTTTTTCTAGTGGTTTTAGGCTATCGGACTTGACAATTTGTGGAGATAAGGTGGGTAGAATTCCCCACTTGCGCACGGAACGCCAAGTTTGCACAAAGGGATAGATTCTATGCTCCTGTGAAAACGTGTGCAATCGGCACGATTGCTACAAAAACGCTTTCGGCCCTACAAAAACGTGTGCAATCCGGCCCTCCGCTTGAAAAATAGTTGCATAAAGTACCCCACAGCATACCGTTCGGTAACAAAAAGCCAAAAACCGCCCATCGGCCCCCAGATTTTTCCCGTTCGGTAATAGCTCGTGAAACCCGATTCGCTAAAAACAGTAATAAATGGTACACCCCTTTGGTCGTCTCGCATTCATGTCTCCGTCAGGAGACGTCTGGCACAGCGGTAGTAGACCGCACGTTGGACATTTTACTTGACTCTGCCCTGATTATATTGTATGTTGTAGAGAGGGTTGGGGTGAGCGTGTCGCTCCCCGGTGCAAGACGTAGAAAGGGATTCTAGTGTTTGTTACACTTCAAATCAGATGGTTAGATGATACTATGTCGTCGTATGATCACATTCCTGAAGACGTTGCTGAGTCGCTGGTTCAAACCTTACTAGCTCTTGGTGCGCGAGAGGTGTGGGTAGACGGGCGGGAATGGTGCGAAAATGACTATCCATCGTCACCTCAAGGCTTTTTCCTTAAAAAATAATTTTATAATTTTTGTAGGGTTCGATTTTGGGCTGCTTGTTGTGAGTAAACCCCCGCCACTTTTTTATCGGACGTTGGGGGGAGTTATCGGACACTAAAATGGGGATACCCCGCGAAAATACCCTATGGGGATAAGAGAGAAGAGAGAAGAGAAGAGAGAAGAGAAGAGAGAAGAGAAGAGAGAAGAGAAGAGAGAAGAGAAGAGAGAAGAGAAGAGAGAAGAGAAGAGAGAAGAGAAGAGAGAAGAGAAGAGAGAAGA